GGGGGTCCAGCCATCAGAATTTGGCATCTTTAAAGATGCAGGCTTTCGAGGCATGTACAACATGCCGTTAGCGGAACTTCGCTCCTACAAGGGGGTGTATAGGAGCGGCTCTACTACTCCGGTCTTATATGACTTTATGGGCATAACCGAACTCGCAGGCAACCTGTTTCGCGACACTCAGACTGCCGAGCGCATTCGAAGTAAAGGAGTGAAGGGGCTCAGGGATGCCGCTGCATCTGCCAAGGCTGTCGGAAAAGAGGTGCGAGAAATGATGTTCCGGAACAGCGGAACGAATCCCGAGGATTTGCCCATTGAAGAGGACGTGCGAAAGGTCAAGTCTCGACTCAAGAAGGCCAGCCGAACCATGATCAAACATGACAAAAAATGAGAGGACTCTTTGCCGCCCATGTCATTTTGATGCCGTCTGCCTAAGCGCGCATCCACGTGGGACAAGGAGGGGCGTGAAGAACCCATCCGCAAGCCTTGTCACGATCAGCCACACGATGGCGACTGTCCCGGCGATGCGCCCGAGGACGCTGACGATGACCATCGCCAGTTCAAAGTACTTGAAGGCCATTACCACTGCCCATCCATGTCCTTGAGACGCTGATGCAGGTGCTCGAGAGAGCCCGCGAAAGTCAGATCGAAAATCGGATGCTCCATGCCCGCGCTCCTTACGAGATGACGACTGACTGGCGGTCTTCGAGGGCCGCGCCGGGGATGTCCTCACCGGCCTTGAGGGCCTTCTTGAGGGCAACCTTGTCCGGATCGACCTTGGTCACGACGCGCTTGAAGGCGTCCGGAAGCGCGTCGAGGTCGAAGACGTAAACGGCCTGCGTCCGGCTGATGCGGAGGGACGCCATGACGCCCTTGACCTTGCCGCCCATCGCTTCGAGTGCGGGCATCAAGTAGTTCTTTAGACGCTCGGACTTGTTCTCCAGCGCCTTGCGGCGCTTTGCAAGACGCTCTTCTTCAGCCTTGATGGCATCGGCCTCAGCCAGCAACTCGCGGCAGTAGCAAGCCGTGGCCTCAAGCTTCTCAGTGGCCGCGCTCTGGTACTCTGCGTAGGCCGCGAGGGCTTCGCCATCGACCTCACCCGTATCGGGATCGGCGTCGAGGCGGTCGAGAAGTTCGCGCAGCGCGCCGGGGATTTCGTAAATTTTCATTTTGAGTGCTCGCAAAAAAGCCCCGGTGGTTGACCGGGGCTGAATGGTTGTTAGAAGGGCATGTCGTCATCGACTGGCGGATCAGGCGGCATAGAAGCTGCGCTGGAGGTCTGTGCCTGCGTTCCTCCGTCAAGCTTGCGCACCGCCTTAGGATGCTCCTTCAGGTTCTTAAGAAGCGCGGGGATAGCCGTGGCTTCAGTCGCGCCCGAATCGATCTCCTTAGCGGTTCGACCGGTGGCCGGATCGAATGTGCGTCGGATCGTCATGTCGTTGGCGATCTTTACCTCCCCTAGATAGAGGTATTCGCGGGGCTCTGCTTCAAGGACGAGGCCGATTGGCTTTCCTTCGATCGCCTTTCCGCGATAGCCCTTCACGATCTCGCCTTTCATGGTGCGTACCTTGCCTTCGACCCATTCGACCGACTCGGTTTTGGAGCAAAAAAGCATGGACTGGAAGATACCCATACCAAAAGCCTCTTCGCCGTCGCTTTTGACGATGCAAAGCGAGAGCCACGCCGTGGCTCCATCATTCGATTCGAAGTAAAACCGGAGCATCGCGGCTCCGTTCTTCGTTTCGTACTGCTCTGCCTGCAGGATCTTTCCTTTGTAAGCCCCAGTTTCAAAGATGCGGGCCGGGGTTTCGCTCCTGATGGCAGATACCTTGTCGGCCTTGATAGTTCCGATGATCATTTAGATTCCTTTGCCGATTCTTCGGCGGGTGTTGAAATTCCGTAGTACTCGCAGATGGCCTTGTCGACCTCTGCAAGGTCGTTGTCGATCTCGTCTTCTTCGAACATCCCAAGAGGAGATTTCACGGTGTCGAAGCCTGAGTTGTGAGTGCGAAAGAGGTACCTGCCCTGATCGACCGCTGTTCGAAGGACGGTTGTGAACATCCCTTCAATGACGATCTTTTCGTCCAGCATCTGCCCGATCGTTTTGATGCGCGTCACGCCATCCTTGACCACCGTGTGCGCAAGGAGATAGACGCGTTTTGCATCGTCGAGCTCTGAAGCGGTCTTGGCGAGATCGAACCCGCAGCCGCCGATCTGATTCCACTTGTCATAGCCTCCGACGTTCCGCAACTCCATCATTCTGAAGGATAGGAAGTACTGCCAATCGTCGATGACGATGATCTCCTTTGAGGTCTCCTTCATGGACTGAAGGATGAAGGGGACGTTGGACGTGCAGAGGATGTTGCCGCCACTCAGGCGTGTGAGCTCTTCTCGCTCTCGCTTGTTCTCGACAACTTTTTTAGTTCCGAGCTGAACAAACTTCCAGCCAGTTGACCTGAAAGGAAGCGGTTTTTTGACCGGTTGGATGATTAGCGTTTTGGTTGGATCGATATTGCGAAGGGAGCAAGTCTTGCCTGACCCACTTTCGCCCAAAACAAGCGTTCCGTAGCTCATGTATGATTCTCCGTGTGGTTAAAACGCGAAGACTTCATCGAACTCTTTTCGCATGCGCTCGATGTCGTCTTCGTCTTGCCCGGACATAGGGAGGTTTGCGGAGGCCTGTTCGGCTTCCCAAACCTCTTTTTCTTTCTGGTCATTCGGTGTCATTTGAACCACCTTTCCAAGATGTAGCGAATGAGGTCGAAAAAGCCCGCCTGTTTGGGGGCGGGCTGTGCGGTTGTTCGCAGCTGTTCGGCCGCTCTTGGTCGTCTGGCGGCCCCGGCGCGCTTCTGCTTCCGGCTGCTTGAGCCATTCGGCCCGGTCTGCTGAGTCGGTTGTCATCGGAAAAATCTCCCTAGTAAAAAGGCGAGCCCCTGGAGGAAGCTCGCCTTGGTGTGTTTCGTTGCTTTGGTCTTGCGCTCTCTCGCTCGGGCGTTGCGCGCTGCGCATGCCCTGCGCTGGCGCTTGCTGAGCTGAGAGCGATGCCGGTGCGGGTGAGTGGGAACGCTCATGCCGCCTCCTGTTCTTCAGAACGCCGGTGAAAATACTGGCGCCAGGATTCGACTTCTTTTTTGAAGTTCGGATGCTTTTCGACTTGTTTTGCTAGCCAAACTTCAAAATCATCGAGCGATGGTTCTTGTACACATGCGCTGTACCACTGGTACATAACGATTGCCTCACGCCCGTGACGGCTGACAGCTGCTTTGGTTGCCAATTCGAGGCTTTGGTTGTCATTGACGAAAGTAAGAGCAACGCTTCTGATTAAACAGTTCAGCGCCGCGGAGATGCTTTTAACGTTCATTGACTGAACTCCTAAAAAAGTACATACCCATTCAGGACCGCCCACCGCATGAGCAGGCAGAGTGAGATACCGAGAGCGCAGATACCGGCGCCAGTCAGAACGGCGCAGATGATGATTGAGGTTTCGCTGAAACCCGTTCTTTCGTTGTGGCCGAGAAGTTTTTTCAACGTCATGGCGTTCTCGGAAAAAGAAAAGCCCCGGCAGGTGAGTGCCGAGGCCTGTTAAGAAAATTAGGTGATTACGCTGTTAGGCGTTTGGGCTGGTGTGAAGCCCAGGACTTGTAGCAGTCAAGCTCCTTCACGTCGTAGCCGTATTTGGCAAGTTCGACCTCAATGGTGGAAAGGCTTAGGTCATGAATGGCTTCCCACAGATGCGGCGCCCGAGGAGAATCCACCATGCGCAAAAAGCGCAGGTAGGTTTCCAATTCATCACGGAACAGGTATCGCCAGCAATAGACGAACGTAAGGAGGCGATCCATGAATATTTCGTTGACTTGCACAGCTTTTCGAGGAGGTTCTGCAGGAGCTCGTTGCGTCGTGGGAGCATTCGGTGGAGGCAACTGCATCGGCGGCAACGACTCAATGAAGGCGATTGCTGCATCAAAGTCGGCCTCGAGAATGTGCGTGTACTTCTCAACCTTGAAGTGATCTTTCAGGGCGCGATAGACAGTCTGATAGTTGACTGACTGCCCGCGCGCTTTTCGGCCGACGGCTTTTTGAATCGCCCAGCGGTGCTCAACCGTGATGTACTCAGGCTTCGGCGGATTGCGCAGCGCTTCTTCCATCCGATTGAATGCATCAATGTAAGCCCATTTAAAAACTTGCGCCTTTTCGCCTGTAAAACCCATCGCCAAGAAGGTGAAACCGTCTCGCGTGAGTCGATAGGCTCTGGATTGAATTGGAGCACCACCGCTAGGATTGGTGCGAGTCACGACCGTCTGGGAAAAATTTCCTAGACGGTCTTCTGGCAATTTTGAGAGGATTGCTCGGATGGCTTTTAGTACATCATTGTGAGGCTTTTCAAAGAAATTAGAAATGTCCGTTGAAAGCGTAGTCGGCTGACCATTAACGATGGAGACGACAGGTAAGTTTTGAGTCTCTAGCATAGAGAGCTCCTTCGTAATTTTTGAGAATTCGCCATTTTTGAGATGGCGGCCAAGCGCTCAAAACCGTACGAAGTCGGCGGGCATATTCCCCTTGCGGGTCTTTTATTAGCCTCACGCTCGGCCATATCCGGAGCTATCTGCAACAGGTACAGATACAAAAAAGTCCGCTTGGCTGACGGGGCGGAGGCCGCTTCGTATGGTGTTTTGAGCACCTGAGCACAGTATGCCCGAATCTGCAAGCGATGTCAAAATTCAGGTTCAAGCCGCCTCCCGGCATGCCATCCAACCAACAAGTTGACAAAACTAGAAGCGGCTTGAATCTGGGCTCTCCGGAGAGAGCATGAAAAAGCCCCCGCACCTTTCGGTACGAGGGCCTGATTGTTCGCGTCAGCGGTTAGTGACGATGCTTTGGGGGAAGACCGCGAAGTAGGTACAGGGCGAATGCCGCACCGATTACGCCAAAGATGGCTACTAGCGTCCATAAGTCCATGTTCATCGCTCCAAAAGGTATGTGAGTAAGAGGCTGACCGCCAAGAACCCCAGTCCAATCAACGCCCCTTGGAAGTTGTACTGGAAAAGCCCTAAGGCCAGACCTGCAACACCTACTTTCTCATAGATGTCGGCGATCCTTTTCACTAGAGCGCGTTTTTGATTGTCAGTAAGTGTCACGTCGTATCCCCGTGTGTCTCTGCAATCCATTATACGAAAAGCCCACCTCAGCCCGCTCTTGAGAATGGGCTGAAGTTGGCCTTCTCCCTCTGGGGTAAGCTGAACTTGTCGCGGCTCTCACATTGCGACTTTGTTCAACTACCTCAGAGGAGAAAACATGAGTGTTTATGACGTGCTTGCTCAAGCGATTGAGGAGCGCCGGGTGGTGACATTCACATACGATGGATTCCTGCGCGTCGTTGAGCCTTTCTTGCTCGGCACCACCACCGCAGGGCGTCCCGCGCTGCGCGCTTACCAAACAGCAGGCGGTAGCAGGTCAGGCACAGTGCCCGGGTGGCATCTGTTCTCGCTTGGCAAAATCGTTGGCCTAACCACATGCCAAAAGCAATTCTCCGGTGAGCGACCGCTCTACAACCCCGCTGACGAAGGTATGCAATCCATCGGCGTTCATATTTAGCCTGAGCGCCGCAGTTACACGGCCCCGGCGGAAGCGCGGGGCCGTTGTGAACTGCACAATCGCTGTCGTGTTGAATCATGGTGTTCTCCATTCAGATTCAAGTCTCCTCCCGGAGAAGCCTTAAATCACTCTCTCGCTCCGAGAAGAGGCTTGAATATGAGGTCTCCTGTAAGTTGCCGTAAGGCTTCAACCTCATCGAAGAAGGCGCTCAGGGCTTCCTCGAACGCCTTCTTTTGGTTTTCAACCTCTTCCCGCGTGATTGGAGCGATGTAACTGCCGCCTGTTCCCAAAACATTTTTGCCTTCGCGAAACGAGGCAGCGTTAATCGCCTGCGCATACGCACTCGCGGCAATCAGAAGCCAGCGCAATTCGTTTTCGGCCGTCTTGCTCCTCCCAGGAAGCGAAGCTTGAAGTATCGCTTGGCGTCAATTTCCATCTCTTTCTCCTATGAAAAAGTCTGTGAAAGCGTCATCGGTGCAACGAACTGCTTCGCCCATGATCGGATAGCAAACAGCATCGAATGCGGCATAGGCGGCCGCCAATGCATAGATGATCCGAGAATCTTCTTCCGTGATCGGCGTAACGATCAGACGGCCGTCTTCAATTTCTACCTTCATAAATCCTCCTAAGAAAGACCCACAGAAGCGCTCTCAAAAGAAAGCGCTTCAATTGGCCCTCTCCCTCGCCGATGGTCTGAACCAACTCCCGGCGGGGGAGATTCACTGCTCCGGTCTGCCCGTGTG